CCGGCAGCACCAGCCCGCCGGCGATGGCCATCGTGCCGCCCGACGTGTCCCACCGCACGAGCGGCCCGGTGAACGCCACCGTGTCACCGGTCGCCATCGCCTGCGCCGTGCCGCGGTACACGCACGCGGTCGGGAACGAGCCGTACTTCGCGACCAGCCCCGCCGCGTCGATCGACAGTCCGTTGTCCGCGTCCGGGTCGAGCACCAGGTCCGCCGCCAACCCGCCACCATCGATCCGCCACGCCACGCTCGGCGAGTCGTACAGGCACGGCATCCGCGTCACGAGATCCTCCAGCCGCTCAGGAACGAGCCGAGCACCGCGCCGCCGCCGATCTGCGCGATCGACCCGGCCGTCAGCGTGTTGAAGTAGTACCAGCGGTGCAGCACTTCCAGGTAGTCGCCGGCGAGCAGGTCCACGTACGTGCGGGCACTGCCCGGCGCAGAGTTCGTGCCGGCGCTCGCGCCGACCAGCACCGACCGGCCACCCACGAACGTCGCGCCGTTCTTCCGGAACCAGATCATCGCGTCCGCGTTCACGAACGTGCCGCCGCCCTGGATCTGCACGTACAGGCCGGTGCTCACGAAGTACCGGCCGCTCGCCGGCGCGGTGAACCTGGTCGGCTGCGCGATCAGGTCGAGGATGCCGGTCGGGTCGTACAGCTTCGAGTCCCACACCACCACGCTGTCCGCGTTCAACGCGGTGCCGATCGTCTGCGTGGACAGCTTCCCCACCCGGAACGCGTTCGTGCGTGTCCCCTTCCGCGCGAACAGTCCCGCGCTGTGCAGCTGCAGCCCGTTCGTCGGCAGCGGCGACGGGATCACGTCCGCTCGCAGCCGCCGCTCGGTCACCTCGAGCGCCACCGACGGCGACGTGTTGATCAGCGGGATGCTCACGACCCCGGCCCGATCCACGTCAGCGAGAACCGGTTCGGCACCCAGTTGATCGGCGTCGTCGCCGACCGGTGCAGCGCCAGGTATCGGAGTCGCGCGCCGGCCACGAACACTGCCTTCACCATCAGACTCATGTTGACACCCTCCGCGGCGGTCGCCGCTCCCGTCCGAGTATCGCCGACGAAGTTCGCGAACGCGCCGCCCTGGTTCGAGATCTGCGTCAGGATCGCGCGCTCCGTGTTGTCGGCCACGCCGACCCAGCCGCCGTAGATGCCGAACTCCCACAACCCCGCGATCGGCATCAGCACGCACGAGTTCACGGCGTCCCACAGGTCGCCGCCGGCGTAGCCCTGCGCGAGCGGCGTCGCGCCTGTCAGCGGCACCAGCGTGAACACGCCCGTCGCGACGGACACGGTCGCGCCGCCCGTCACGACCACCGCCGGCTTCGGGATGATGTCGCGGATCGCGCCGTTCTCGTCGCGCGCGACCAGGCTGTTCGCCGTCCCTGTTCCCAGCTTCTCCAGGTCCCACCGCCACCGGCCGGTGCCCGAGTCGCGGAACTCGACCGGCTGCAGCGCCGTCGCGAGCGCGGACAGCACACCGCCGACGGACACGTCACTGGTCGTCTCGACCGACTCCATCGTCAGCGCGCCCTGCACCTTGCGCCGCGTCAACATCGCGAGCTGAGCGTCCACGCGCCGCATCCACGCTTGCAGCTTCTCGTCCGGCGCGACTGCCCGACGGTCGCTCATCCGGTCACCGTCCCGACCGGCTCCAGCGTCAGCTGCACCGACTCGTTGCGACCCTCACCCTTCACGTCCACCTTCGAGATGCGGAACGTGCCGGCCACGTCGATGCCGCTCGACCCGAACGCGCACCCGACCAGCGCACCCGGCACCAGCTGCTCGATCAGCACCGGCGCCGTCGAGTCCAGCAGCACCTCAGACAACACCGTCACCGGCACACTCCCGATCGCGAGGGTGCTGCGCGCCTGCGCCGCAGCACTCGCATCATCCCTCACCGACTCCTGCGACTGCACATCGTCCAGCAGCCCGTACGTCGCGATCGACGCGGCGTCCTGCGCCTCCCCGAAGATCGGGTCGGGTCCCTCACCACCGCCGGCGCCCGACAGGCCGACGCGGTTGCCGACCGGGAACCCGCGCGTCGTCTTCGGGATCGCAGCCAGGTGCCGATCCTGCAAGAGCACGATCGGCTCCGCGTCGATGCTGGTGCCGCCGACCAGCGCATCCCGCCCGACGAACGTGAAGTCCACCCCGCTGTTCGCCAACTCGCGCAGCTGCGGGCCGGCCATCAGGTGCTGCCCCGCCAGGTACTTCCGCGTCCCCAGGATGCCGGTCGGCGACGACACCACCGTGATGTTCGGCGACGCGTCCTCCAGCATCGCGTCGTCCGCCAGCGTCTCGAAGATCGTCGCCAGGTCGGTCGCCTCGAACACGCGGTCCACCGGCAGCCGCCGGTGATCCCACCACAGCGACAGGTCACGCGCGTCGTACCCGCCGCTGGTGCCCTGCGCGTCCTTCGAGAACACCGGCCCCTGCCACACCGCCACGCCGTCCCGGATGATCGCGAGCTCGTGCTGTCCCGGCTCCGCGTCGCGGATCGCCTCGAAGCACGCGCGGGTGCGGCCCATGCCTGCCAGGTCGGCGGACGCCTGCGACGTGTCGTCCAGCATCCGTGTCCACGACACGCTCGTGACGGGCAGCCGGTCGAACACGAGCGACCCGCCGCCACGCGTCCAGATCTGCGCGGAGTACCGCCCGCACCCGAGGGTGTTGAGCGCCAAGGCGCTACCCGACGGCCAGGCTCACGAGCGGCATCGGCAGGTTGTTCGCAGCCGCCGTCTGCGCCGCGACGTCCGTGTACGCCGCCAGCGTGTTCGACGCCGGGAACGTGGTGCTGCCCGTCGCGGAGTGGAACTTGCGGTTGCGGTGCGACGCGCCTGGCGCGGTCACGCTGACGTTGCCCTGCACACCCGAGAACGACAGTGCACTCGCAGCGGTCAGCGCCGCGACGCCCATCCACACGTAGTACCAGCCCGGCTCGAACGTGGTGGCGGTGATCGTCGCGGCCTGCTCCGCGATCGCGTTGGCGCCACCCGCGAACGCGATCGCGCCACTCGTGATGACCACGCGGCCGGACACGTCCGCCATGCCGATGTTGTAGTTCGTCGCGGCCGGCGTCGCGCCCTGCGCGTACTTCCACCGGATGCGGGTCGCGCCGACGATGCGCCGCGCGAGGTACGCCAGGTACGCGCCCTGCATGTTGTCGTGCGTCGTCGGGGTCAGCGTCTGCGCGCCGACGACCAGCGACTCGGACGGCTGCAGGAACACCTCGTCACGCGCGGTGCCGGCGGTCGGCGGGCCGCTCACCGGCGACACCGCCGGGCCGAACACGCCACCGATCGGACGCCGGTCGCGGATGTTCGCGGTCGTGATCGACGTGACGCCGGCGCCGACCAGCACGTCTGCGAGCAGCACGTACCCCGTCGGCACCGCCTGCGCACCGGTCAGGTTGTCGAGCGTCGCGCCGCCGCTCGGGGTGCCGGCGAGCACCACCACCTGCGGCACGATCGAGTCGCTGGACGCGGGCGCTGTCAGGCACACCCGATCGACGCGCGGGTTGGTGCCGTCCGCCGTCCCGATCGTCGCGAGCAGCTGCGCGCCGTTGTACTGGTACCGGTAGATGCCGAGCGCCGCGTCACGCACCCACGCGTTCATCTCCGTCGCGGCGGCGCCGACCCCGACCTGCATGTTCGCGCCGGCCGGGTTCTGCTTCACCAGGTAGTCGGCGAGGCCGGCGACGCCGACCGCGACCGACTCCGCCGTGGCGTAACTGACGGCCCGCTGCTCCGCGGCCTTCAAGGCGGTCGAGTTGATCGGGGTCGTCTTCGTGGCGAAGTTCAGCCACGCCTTCGGGGTGTACGCCACCGCCGCCTCCTACCGCTCTCGATGCTGAGTCTGGATCTGCACGGTCGCCGTATCGTCGCAGGAGCACACCGCGGCAGCGGCAACGCACACGTCGATCGAAGCGCCGGCGCACGTGTCGAGCCACGTGATCGTGTCGCCCGGCTGCATCATCAGCTTCGGCGCGCCGTCCAGCACCGAGCCGTCTGCGAGCGTCCACCGCAGCTCGCGGCGCGCGTTGTCGATCACGAACGTCTCACCCGCCCCGAGCGACAGCGTGAACACGAACGGGCACACGTCGTCCGACCACTGCGTGGTGCCGTCTGCCGGGAACACGCAGTCGGACGGCCACAACCCGTCCGACGGGTACAGCCCCATGCTGGAGTACGCCACGCCGCCGTCGATGCCGCTGGTGCCGCCCGTGAACGTGATCACCGGCGCGTCGATCCCGATCCCCTGGTCGGCGACGGTCGTGCACACGCTGGTGCCCTGCGAGAACAGCCACGTCTCGAACGGCACGATGTTCGCGTCCGACGCGCCGGCGTTCAACGTCACCGGCCCGACGGCGTTCACGAGCGGCCCGTACAGGTACGGGTTGCCCGCCGTCAGCGTGAACGTGATCGGCACGACGTAGCAGCACTCCTCACCACCCGACAGGTCGGTGTCCATGTTCGTCAGCCCCACGTCGTACAACCGCCACCGGTTCGTGTTGAAGTCGCCGGCCGGGTCATCCCCGCACGTCGTGCGCACGTCCATGAACGACAGGTCGCACCCGGCGCACAACGCGTCTGCGAGCGTCTCCGCCAGCCACCGCCGCGCGTACTCCATCCCGGAGCAGTTCGCCGCGATCAGCCAACCCTTCACCGTCACCGGCCTGGCGTCCAGCGTCTCCGGCCCCAGGATGCCGCCGATGCCGTCCGCCGCCGGCGACACGTCCCGCGAGCTCGTGGTGTCCAACCCCTGGATCTCGTCGATGATCAGTCCGAGGTAGTCGAACCCCTCGGGCCGGTCGCCGTCCGCCCACGGAGCGTTATCGGTGGCCGGGTCGTGGAACTCGCCGTACAGGGCCGGGTACAGGTCATCGGCCGGGAACAACGTGTCGGACGGGAACAGGTCAGCCTGTGCGTTCTTCGTGCACGGCACGTCGATCCCGATGCTGGTGATGACCAGCTCCGAGGTGGTCGGCAGCGGCCCCGTGACGCCACTCACGATCCCGACCTCCGTCGCGCCCGTGAACGACGCGAACTCGGTCTGACCGGTCGCGGTGAACCACGCGTTCCCGATCGTCGCCTGCGAGTACGTGTACGCGCCCGACCCGATCAGGGTGGTGTTCGGGTTGTCCGGGTCGCCCGAGTAGAGGCCGGCCGTCATCCCCGTCGGGCCGAACACCACCTCGAACACCCACTGCCCCGTCGCGCCGGCCACCGCCAACCCGCCGAACAGGTTCGTGACGCCGGTGCCGAACGACGACACGCCACCATCCGGTCGTCGCTCGTGCGCCTGGATCTGCCAGATGTTGCCCGCGCTGACGGTGATGCACATGCCCAACCACCCCGCGTTCGCGGTGCCCGGGTTGATCACCTTCGCCGGCCCGAAGTTATGGCTCGGACTCATCGGGCCCTGCATGTCGATCATCAGCCGGACGCGCTGCGTGACGAGGCCGTTGTTCGGCAGCAGCACACCGCCGACGCTCGGCAGGCCGCCCTGGAACCCGACGTACCCGGCCTCGAACCACTTCACCTCGTTGACGGTCGGCACCGCCCCCGTCAGCACGTTGCGCCACGACGCGATCGGGCTGGCGCCGAGCGTGTCGTCGGTCGCGCCGGCCGGACACGTCGAGAACGGCCACGCCTCCAGCAGCAGGTCCGCGCACGGCGTGGACGAGATCGACTGGAACCACGGCCCTCCGAGGCCGCGCGACAGGTACGCCGCGGTGCGCGCGTTGTTCGCGACCTCGACACCGCCGACGCTCAGGAACCCGGGACTGGTCACCGCTCAGCCCCCGCCGCGATCTCACTGAGCGCCGCCAGGAACGCGTCCGTGTTGCCCGCGTTCGCGAGGTTGATCTGCCCCACCGAGACACCTCCTGCGAGCCGCAGGATGCGCGTCAGCGTCGCGATCATCCGCCGGTCGCGTTCGATCGCTGCCTTCTCCCGCGCGTCGTCCGACTTCGTCTTCGTCTTGCGCGCGTCGCGCAGGTCGCGCTGGTCTTGCTTCAGGTTCCCCCGCGCGTCGCGCAGCTGCTCCCGGATCACCGACAACGGGTCGGTCACGTCCTGGTGGAACCCGGCACCGCCGGCCGACCCGCCCTTCATGCCGATCACCGCGGCGATTGCGAGCACCTGCTTGTTGACGTCCTGGAGCTGTTCCTTGAACTGCTGCGCGAACGCGAACCCGAGCATCGACCCGACCGACCCGAGCGTGATCTTGTTCTGCGCGAGGATCTGGTTCATCGCGTCGTTGAACTGCTTCCCGGTGATCTTGCCGAGGTTGAACATCGTGGTCAGGTCGGCGATGTTCTTCGCGATCATCTCCTTGCGCGCGTCGCCCTCCGCGCTGATCGCGTCGATCTGATCCTGCAGCTTCTGCTGCCGCTGCTGCTCGTCGAACGCCGCCAGCTGCGCCTGCGCGTCCTTCACCCGCTGCACGTACGCCTCGGGCGTCTCGTCCGCGCTCATCGCAGACGTGGCCGCGGTCACCAGGTCGGCGCGCTGCTTCGCGATGTCCGCCGCGTTCGACCGGGCCTGCGCCGCGTTCAGCTGCGACTGCAGCGGCTTGATCTTGGCCGCCACCTGCGCGTCGATGATCTGCCCGATGGTGTCTCCGAGGCCGCCGGCGAGCGAGTTCATGTTCGCCTTCGCGTCGGCCAGCGCGGACTTCCCGGCACTGGTCAGCGCGGCCTTGATCGCGGGGACGCCCTTCACGATCCCGAGCGCGATGCCCTGCGCGATCGGCAGGCCCACCTCGTCCGCGAACAGCCGCGACGGGGAGCCGGACTTGATCAGACTGCGAGCGTGCGACAGGGCACTCGTGACCAGGCCGCTCAGCGCGCTGGCGATGGTGCCCGGCAGCGACCGGATGCCGGACGCGATGCCCTGCACGATCTCCACGCCGACGCTCTTGGCCCACTCGAACGCGGACGACGCGGCGTTCGCGATCGCGTTCTTCACGCCGTTGAACGCGTTCACGACTGCGCTGAACAGCGTCGAGAGGCCGCTACTGACGCCGCTGATGACCCGCGACGCGAGCGTGTGCGCCGCGCCGACCGCCGCCGAGATCGCTCCGATGATGCCGAGCCGCACCGCGGCCGACACCGCCGCGCGCACCTTCCCCGAGCCGGTGGACACCAGCCCGATCACACCCTCGATGATGCCGCTGCCGAGGAACCGCGCGGCGCCGATCACCGCACTGCCGAGCTTCAGGAGGCCCGATACCAGCAGCCGGCCGACGCGACCGCCGAACGTCTCCAGCGGCCCCAGGATCGCGACCAGCGCCCGCGCGCCGGCGTCACTCATCAGCGGCGCGATGCGAGCACCGAGGCTCGCGAACGGCTTCAGGAACAACTCGCCGATCTTCAGCAGCTTCCCGGCCGGGAACACCGCGATCGCGACGCCGATCGCGAGTTGCCAGTGCGCCGCCCAAAAACCGGGGTCGGTCAGCGTCGTCACCATGTTCGCGAGGATCAGCGCGCCGGTGTTCGCGAAGTCGCCGGCGTGCGCCGCGACCGCCGCGTTCATCTGCGCGATGATCGGGCCGAGCACGTCCTCGCCGGCGGTCAGCGCAGTCTTGATGCCGTCCGTGATCTTCGTGCCGACGCTGCCCCAGTCCACCCCGTTGAACGCGTCCATCAGCTGCTGCGTGAGGCTGGCCGAGTCCACCATCCCGATCGCGTTGTTGAACCGGCCACCGCCGACGCTCGAGGTGCCGTTCAACGCCTCGTCGATGGCGCCCGTGATGGCGTCCTTGATCGACCCGGCCGCGCTCGTGATCTGATCCAGCACGAACTCGGCCTTCAGCTTCAGCGTCGGCTTCGCGGCCAGCTCCGACACCTTGTCGGTCAGGTCGGAGAAGACACCGATGCCGTCACTGATCACCGGCAGCACCTGCGTGCCGAGCGTGATCGCGGACGCCTGCAGCTTCCCGATCGCCTTGTCCCACTGGGCGCTGATCGACTTCGCCTGCTCCTCCGCGGCCTTCGAGGTCGCGCCCTGGCTCTTGGCGAGCGCCACCAGGTCAGCGTTCGCGGACTTCGAGTTCTTCCCGGTCAGCGCCAGCGCACCACCCAGCGCCCGCACGTCCGGGAACAGCTTGCCCATCTCCGTGAGGTTGCCGTGCGTCGCCTTCTGCAGCAGGTCGAGCGACCCCTGCAGCCCCTTCGACTTGATCATCGCGGCGCCGGACTCGAACCCCTGATCCTTGATCGCCTTGGCCAGATCCTTCGACGGCGAGATGAACTGCGTCATCACCGCCTTGATCCGGGTCATCGTCTCCGCGCCGGAGATGCCTTCCTTCGTGAGCGTCGCGATGCTGGCGCCGACGTCCTGGATCGACACTCCGAGCGTGGACGCGAACGGCAGCACGTCGCCGATGTTCTGCGCCAGCGTCTGGAAGTCGATCACGCCCACGTTGACGGTCTGGAACAACGCGTCCGACACCTCGCCGGCGTCCGACGCGCTCTTGTGGTACGCGTTCAGCACCGCCGTGACCGCGCCGGTCGCGGTGGCCGTGTCCGTCAGTCCCGCCTTCGCGGCCTTGGCGCCGGCGGTCAGGATCTTCATCGCGTCCTTCGCCTTGAACCCTGACGACACCACGTCGTACAACCCGTCCGCGAGCGTCTTCGGCGCCACCCCCGCGGTGCGGCCCAGGTCGAGTACCTGCTTCTCCAGCGCCTTGAACGACTCCTCGTTCAGCTGCGCGATCGAGTTGACGTTGCGCATCGACTTGTCGAAGCCGATCGCCAGGGTGGTGGCTGCTGCCAGCCCGCCGGCGGCGGCCGCGACGGCACCGCCGATGCCGACCGCCATCGCCTTCCCGATCTTCCCGCCGACGCTCTTGCCGACCCCGGCGGTAGACCGCTCGATGCTGGACTGGAACCCCGTCGTGTTCGGAACGATCCGAACGAACGCTCGGGCGATCTCACCCGCCACCGGAGAACTCCGACTCGCGCCCCATCAGCCCCATCAGGGAGAGCATAGTCGGGTCGTTCACGGGCGGCACGAGCGCGTTGCCGACGGACGCCGCCGGCGACACCTCTCCACCCGGCGCGACGGACGGCCGCTCGAAGTGTGGCGCCGGCGGTGCAGCCGTCTCACTGACCGCCCTGCCTTCCAGGATCGCGTCGATCGTCTCGACGCCCTCCAGGTCGTGCCCGCGGATCAGGTAGGCGTACGCTGCGCGGAGAAGTCGTCCGAGGGGGAGATCGGCAGGATCGACGCCACGGAGGGCGCAGTACCCGTCGAAGGCGCGCCAGGTGCGAGGCTCGCTGAGCCATCGCCAGAGGGCGACGGCTCCGACGTAGGGACCGCGGTCTCCTCCTCGATCAGCCACTGGATCACCGCCATCACGTCCGCCAGCGTGAGCGGGTCTTCGTCCGCGCCGCGCGCTCGCAGCTGTGCCCACTGCCCCGCGCCGGGATGCTCGACCAGTTCGCCGATCAGGCCGTCCACCACTCGCAGCACCTCGCCGGCCGACACGCCACCACCACTGAGCGGGTCGAGCACCGTCATCACGTCCGCCGGCACGTTCACGCGCCGCACGAACGACTGCCCACCGATCACGAACGTGCGGTCTGCCGCGGGCCGCGACCCGCGCAGCTTCCGTGCCGTGTCGAAGTTCTTCATGGCCTGCTCCCCTACACCCCCGCCGCGAGGGCCGGCACCAGGTACGGCTGCGCGCGCATGTACCTCGTCCCGAGCTCCACGAACGGGGCGTACTCGACGTTGGTCCCGACCTTCGCGGACAGGTCGCCGCCCTCCCGCACCACCTCCCAGGTGATGCTGGACCGCAACCTGCCGCCGATGTAGCCAGGCTTATGGGTGGACTCCGGGGTGCCGACCGGGCACCGCGTCACCGCGGCGCTGTGCACTCGGAGCGCGCGGCGCATCAGGTCGCGACCCGTGGCGCCCTGCTCGGACTCCAGCAGCACGTACAACTCGCCCGGGTTCCAGATGATGCCGTCCACTCGGGGCGACAGCGTACAGGCCGCTCGCCCGGACGCTTCATCAACGCTTCACGTTCCAGGCCGAGACACGGCGAGCGTGCAGCGTGAACATGGGTACATGGGAACCACCGCGAACACCACCGCCCCCCGTTACGCCCAGTACGTCGGCCGCACCCGCACCCACGCGAAGACCCGCTACCTGCGCCTGCACTACTACGACGTCGTGCGGATCGTGAAGCTCAACGAGAAGACCGCCATCGTCCGGCCGCTGGAGAACATCCTGCACGAGCCGACCAGCGAGTTCAGCCACGTGTTCACCGTCAAGCTCGACGACCTCCGAGACGCCCGCTAGACGGCGGGCGTGTAGCCGTCCACCTCGACCAGCACCGGCAGTTGCCACCCGGCACAGCCGCCCTGCGTCGGCATCGGCGTCATCGGTCCCGTCTCCACGCTGCGACACCACCGGCCGGCGAACAACCGGTCGGCGCGGATCAGCGTCCGCACGCCGTTCCACATCGCCCACCCATCCAGGTAGATCGTGCGCGCAGCGGCGTCCAGCTTCTGGCCGTCCGGCACGCGCAGCGTCACGCCGCCCTCGACGATCGGGTAGCACCGCATCGTCGTCACCACGAACGTCGCCATCGGCACCGCCGGCCGTCCCTGCGGCAGCCCCTGGTTCCCCGCCTCGCGCATCGCGACCTGTGCGTGCAGCTGCACGTGCACCGTCATCTGGTCGCAGCAGTCGATCGCCGGCGGTCCGGCACTCACGTACCGGACCGCCGGCGCAGCCCCCCCGCCAGCTTCGATCGCCGTCGCAGCGGCGTCCAGCAGCTGCGAGGCAGCGTCGTACAGGTCGGAGGCTGCCGCCACCTACTCCGCCGGCTCAGCCGCGGTGTCGTCCGCGTGCTCGTCGTCGTAGTCGTACAGCGCCTCGACCAGTTCCGGCTTCGTGAGGCCCGAGTACGCGATGCCGCGCTCCCGCGCGATCGGCCGCAACTGCTCGACCGTCATCGACTCGTAGTCGGTGTCCTCATCGTCGTCGTGCGCGTTCGTGATCGTCGCCGGCTGCGCCGCCATGTCGCTGGACGTGTCCTTCGCGAACGCCTCCGGGTCGTCCGCGGGTCGCAGCACCTGGCCGACCGACGGGTCCACCGGCACGTCGCCGTGGTACAGGCCGGAGTCCGGGTCGTGCAGCGGGTTCCGGCTCGGGTCAACAAAGCTCACGTGAGCCTCCTCGGGTAGCGCGGCGAGTCAGGACTCCACACCGCCGGGCGGCGCCGCAGTCCGCGCGGGTTGTAGGCCACCATGAACGCGTCCACGAGCGCCAGGCCACTGCCCTCGGGACTGTCCAGCATGTAGTTCACCAGCGTCGCGAGCCGGCCCTTCGTTACGCGGATGCCCTGACGCGTGACCTCCTGCACCGCTTCCGGCAGCGCACACCCCGCTCCGGGGATCGATGCGAGCGCGAACTGGCACGCGAGCTGGCACGCAGCCATCTTCCCCGCGACCGGCGGATCTACACCGTGCGTGTACGTCACCGACCACGTGCCCTGAGCGGTGTCCGGCAGCGTCAGATCCTGGCACGCCGGCCACAGCAGATCGTTCGTGCACACCAGCCGCCGGTACTGGTCGAGCCGGTACGTGCTCGACGCCTGCACCACGCCGTTCACCTTCACGCTGGTGATGCCGGTCACGGGGTAGCCGTCCAGCACCACCTCCGACAGGATGCCGCACCCGCACTGCTGCCCACCACAGTCCCACGACCCGCCGGTCCAGTTGATCGGCACGCCCAGCGCCATCGCGCCCTGGATCGCGAGGCCGCCCACGAACCCGCCGCCCCAGCAGCCGCACCCCGTCATGCACGGCCGCACCGTGGACGTGCAGCCCCCGGAGAACTGGCGACCCGACAGGTCGAACAGCACCTCCGAGGCCATCTGCGCCGCGAACGTATAGTCAGGTCCGCCGTCCAGCGTCTCGCCACTGCCGCAGAACTGCGCCACCTCGAGCGGCGTCACCCAGTTTGAGCACGGCCCGCCGCTGTACGGCCCTGACAGCGTGAAGTCCAGCGGCGCGTGCGCGGCGACGTTGACGTTGAACTCGTTCGTATCGACCGGGACGCCGCCGATCGTGACCTGCCACCACGCGGCGTACTGCCCCGCGACGGCGGTGTCGCCGACGAGCATCTGGTAGCTGACGGTGCCGGCGGCGGGCGTCACGATCGTCGCGGCCGCGTCCACCGTCGTCACGGACGCGTTCGCGCGGCGCATCCGGAACCGCACCGTCGCGCCGGTCAGGTTCTTCACCGTGCCGTCGTCGTTCAGGATCGTGTCGGTGACGAGCGGGGCGTTCCCGACCCACGTGTCGATCGCCTCAGCCATGGTGAGATCCTACCCCCCGCGTCCCGACGTGAGGGTGCCGGCGCGGGGCCGCGACGCCAGGCCCGCCACAGGGCTGCTGTGCAGCTCCGTGGCGCGTGCGCGGCTGGACACCGCAGGGGTACCACCTCCGCCGGCCGGGCCGCAGTCGTAGCCGTCTGGCTGCAGTACCGGCGTGTTCGGCGACAGCAGCGGCGTGTTGGGCGCCAGCGGGCACAGCATCAGGCGTACTTCATGTACCAGACGAGGATGTTGGTCGAGGCCGTCAGCGACGCGACGGCGATCGTGTTCGGCAGCGGCGACGAGAACGAGCCGCGGTTGAAGTTCAGGCCGAGCATGTTCGTGCCGTCCGGGTCGGTGATGTATCCGGCGGGCAGCGTGATCTGGCCGTTGTTGACGGGGTTCGCCGGCCGGCCCCAGCTTGCGGTTGACGAGTCGGTGTGGACGCCGGCGAGCACGGTCTGCCCGCGCACCACCGGGATCGGCGTGTTGAACGTGAAGTCCGTCCACACGTTCGCGGCCGGGATCGCAGCGGTCGGCGAGTCGCCCAGCTTCGTGATGTTCGTCGCGGTCGGCGAGTAGACACCGAAGCAGTGGTTCTTCGCGGCGTCCGTCACCACCGTGTAGACGCACGCGCCGATCCACGAGCCGGTCACCTCGATCGTGTACCGCACGAGCCGGATCTGGTTCACGCCGATCGTGGAGCCGGTCGAGATGACGCCGCGCAGGTTCCCGGGCGGCTTCTGGACGTTCTGGTCGCCGCCGACCTGCTCCCACGCCGCGCCCGTCGAGCGCCACAGCGTCGCGTCCGTCGTGCGGCCGAACAACGCGCCCGACGGGTAGACGAGCGCCTGCGGCAACCCTGGGAGCGCCGCGCCCGAGTCGGTCGTGTACGCCGCGAGCTCCAGTTCGTCCGGCTCTCGATCGACGGTGGTGCCGTTGCGCCAGGCCATGCTGCCTCCACGGGCCGGCCGGCGCGCCCTCCGCGCCGACCGGCCTGGTCAGGGGTTAGGTGGAGGTCGTCGAGTAACCGCAGTACGCGGCCGGGATCGTGTTGTCCCAGAAGAACGCGCCCTGCGTGCCGATCGTGCTCACGCCGGTCGGGAAGTCGATGTACGGGTTCGACCACGTGTTCTGCCGCGTGTAGCCCTTGAACTGCACCTGCAGGAACTCGTTCTCCAGCGTGGTGGTGTCCATCTGCCAGAACGTCATCGGGAAGATCCAGCGGACGTACCGCGGGTTCGAGTTCTGCGCGTCGCCGACCCACAAGTCCTGCCACGCCTCCAGCGCGCTCGGAGGCTGCGTCGGGTTCGAGCACGACACCTGGATCGGGAACGACGCGCCGATCAGTTCCGTGGACGCGTTCGTGAGGATCGTGGCGCCGGTCAGCATTTCGTACAGCCCCGGCTCCAGCGCGGCCATCTGCAGCGTCAGGTTGTACCGCAGCAGCTTGTCGGGGCCGCGGTAGCTGGCCTGCACGCAGTCGCAGCCGCCGATCAGGTTCTTCTCCTCGCCCTCCTGCAGCGACGGGTCGATGGTGAGCATCATCGGCTTGTCGCTGACGTAGTGGTTCGAGGGTGGTGCGACGATCGATCCGGTGGCGCTGAGCCGCGTCAGGCGGATGCGGCACAGGTGGATCGGGGACGGGCAAAGGTTCGCCATGGCCTGTCAGCCTCCTACGGCGTGGTCTGGTTGCGGTCGATGCGGACGGCCGCTCGGAGGCACTGGTCGAACGCGACCACGTACTGCCGTTCGGCGTAGATCGTGAAGTTGTTCAGCGTGCGGTCGAGCGCTTCTGCGGCCGTGTTCGGCAGCAGCACTGCGGGCGAGCGGAAAATGCTCGGCTTCGTGGTGGCGTAGATCCACTCGACCGTGCCGGCGTTCGCGGCCTGGCCGGATGGCTCCTTGCCCGTGTACCCCGCGCCGGCCACCACGGGCGTCCCGAGCGGTGTGCGCAGCACCCCGTCTCCGTAGTCCCGCACCAGCCGCTGCGATGCCATCGCAGTGGCCATCCGCCGGCTCATGTGGATCACCGCGTCCCGGACGATCACGCCCTCCAGGATCGCGAGGCCGTTCACCAGGTTGGTGGTGGTCGCGGCGTTCGGCAGCGTCGGAGCGGACGTCGTGAGGTGAGGGTTGTTCGGCTGGATGCCGCCCTCCCAAAACTCCAGCTCCACCTGCTGCGGCTCGTACGCCTCGAACGCCACCATCGCGCGGCGGCGGTACTCCTCGTCGTCGTTGCCGATGCCGCGCATCGTGCACGTCGCTGCGAGGTACACCGTGAACGCCCCGAAGTCCGTCGGCGCGGTCTGCGTCGAGGTGGTCTTCGGGACGACCACGGTGGCGCACTGGTCGAACTTCTTCGCCGGCCCGCACGGGTACGCGTAGTACCCGACGCCGTTCTCGAACCGCACGTCCGTGAGCGGTTCGATCTGCGCGACGCTGAGCAGGTTGTACGGCAGAGCCGACGGCGCGACACCGTCGAACTGTGCGGGTGCACTGAAGACGGTCACTCAGTCCTCCAGTCGTGTCGTCGGCTCTGCCACGTCCGTTACCGCTACGGACCGACCGCGCAGCTGAGGGTGCGCGGCAGCGTGACCTCACCGGTCGCGCAGACCGGGCTGGTCACCTTCAGCGACTCGAACCCCAGGAACGCGACGTTCTCGAACGCCTCCCCGAAGATCTGGTAGTCGTTGGTCGAGTTGAGCGTCGAGTCGCGCACGATGCCCAACTCCAGCACGCCGGCGTCGAGGTACATGAAGCTCCCCTCGGGGAACAGGTACCAGACCACGTTCGTCGGGAACCCGAGCAGCGCCGACGCGCCCTGGGTGCCGAAGATCTGCGACGCGCCGGTCTGACCGTCCTGGTAGAACGTCGCGGCGATCCCGCGCGCTCGCAGCCAGGCGACCAGGTCGTCCTTCGTCGCCTCGAACCGGTCGAACTGCTGGCGCAGCAGATCGACCAGCAGCAGGTCGAGCGACCAGGCCGGCAGCAGGCAGCGGAGCACCCGGTTCGGGTCCATCCGGTGCCGGTTCCGCTGGCCGGCCGCGGCCGTCAGGATCTGGCCGAGCAGCGTGTTCGCCGCGCCGCCGACCTGGGTGGCCGTGACCTGCGTGGACGCGGCGTTGATGCCGTCCAGCAGCGCGATCTCCGCGATGCGCGCGAACGCGGCCATCGTCAGGCCGGTGAACTGATCGACCTGCTCCGGCCATGCGCGGGTGCCGAGGTTGCCGAACCGCAGGCAGTGGAAGATGATCGCGACGTCCACCTCGGTCTGCGACGGGCACGCGACCGTCTGACACGACTTCGTGGCGCTCGTGCCGCCGATGCCGTCGTTCGCGGCGGTGATGCGGCCGACGCCGGTGGTGACCGCTGCGAGGCTCGGCGGCGCCATGAACCGGATGCCGCCACGATCCGCGTTGAACCGCGGCAGCGCGTCGCGCACCGGCCGGCCCGCCTCGGACTCCATCATCAGGTCGTAGTACGGCGTGACCGGTGCGCACAGACCACCGGACGCGACCAGCGCCTCCTCCCCGACGACAGCCTGGATCTTGTTCCAGTTGCCCACCGGGTCGTCCGGCGACAGCCGCCGCTCGGGCACGTCCGACCAGTCCGTGTGGATCGTCGCGAGGGTGTGCTTCTCCTCGACGACGCCCTCCGGGATGAACTGCCAGCTGCGCCGCTTGTTGATCATCGCGCGGCTGAGCTGGTCGCGGTTCATGGTCTCGCCCATCGGCACGCCGATGCCCTCGGCGCTCGCGACCATCGCGCCGACCGGGCGGCGCACCGGGGTGTTCTTCTTCGCGCGGGCCGGCGCGGGCCGGCGCATCGGGACGGGCGGCTGGCTCGCGCCGCCGGCCGCGACCGGCACTGGCTCCTCGACGACCTCGGCATCCTCGACCTCGACCACGGCCTCGGGGTCGGGCGCCGGCGCTTCCGGCTCGGGCTCGTCGGGGGCCGGCTCGGGCGTCGGCTCGTCGTCACCTTCGGCGTCCGCCGTCGGCTCGCCCACGGCGCGCGCTGCGAGCGCCGCCATCGACGCCTCGACCTCCGCCGCCGCCTCCTCGCGCTGCGTGATCTCGGCGCGGAGCGACTCGATCCCGACCACGGCCTGCTCGGTCGCGGCCAGCACCTCAGCCGCGGTCAGCTCGCCCGTGTCCGCCTCGCCCTTCGCGACGGCGTCCACCTGGCCGACGAGCTTGTCCAGGAGCGCCTGCAGCTCCTCGACCGACAGCGCCGCAATGTCCTCGGGCAGCTGCTCGTAGATTTCCATCAGGGGATCTCCCTACACGTACGGGTGAACTCCGAGACGGACTACGCCGCTCCCACGTGCCGGCGCTAGGGCCGGACCGACGGGCGGGACGCTATCAGATACGTCGGGCGACGACGAGGATCGCGACGACCAGCAGCACGAACACCAGGATCGCGAACAGGCTCATCGGCCGAACCGACCCATCACGACCAGCAGCAGGGTGATGCCGGTGATGACCAGGCTCAGGATCTCGAACGTGTGCAGCTCCATGCGCGCCTCCCTCGGTGCTCGCGTTATCCCCGCGGCGAGCGTTCGCTGAACTGCCCAGGTCGGCGGGAGCAGGCCGGTGCGCCACCGACCCGGGCGCCGACAGGCTACGTGACGGGGAAGATGAAGCTTTGGTTCCAGGGGGAGACAACGCGAAGCGGACGCGTGACTATACGTACATGGCCACCGCAGTCAACGCCCACCACCCCGAGGTCGCGAAGGCCCACCAGGCCGGCATTCGCCCCGCGATCTGGATCGTCGCGTGTGGCAAGGCGAAGCGGTCGCTGGTCAGCCGGGCGCGCGACCTGTACACCGGCCACCTGACGAGCCTGCAGATCCGCTTCGCGACCACCCGCGGCGGCGTGTTCGGCGGCACCGCGGCGGCGATGATCGCGTCCGCCCGGTACGGCCTCGTGGACATGGACACCGAGGTCGCCCCGTACGACGTCACGCTGAACGACTTCACCGCCGACCAGCTCGCACTGTGGGCGCAGCTGGTAGCCGCGCAGGCCGCCGAGCGCGGCATCGCCGGCGCCACCGTGTACGTGATGGGCGGCGCCCGCTACACCGACGCGCTGGCCGCCGCCGGGTTCGTCGTCACGAACTTCGACACGCCGGCCGGCAACCCGTGGCTGAAGCGGGCGAAGTTCATGGGCGAGCGCAAGGCCTCGCTGACCCGGCTGCTGGCCGCGTAACGCAGGCGGGGCGCCCACCCCCCCGGGAGGGACGCCCCGCCGTCGCGCGGACCTTGAACCAGGAACGCCCCGGAGGTTACTCCTCGTCCAGGACGAGGTCGTGGTAGGTCAGCCGCGCCTCGCCGGCGAGGCCGCCGCCGTGGGAGCGGCGCAGCACGGCCTTGACCCGCTCGACCAGCTCCTCGATGGAGAACGGCTTGGTCACGTAGTCGTCGACACCGAGGCGCA